AACTTTATCTAGAAGAAGATGAAGCTTTTGAAGATTTAATAAATGAAGAAGAATTAGACGAGCTTATAAATGAAGAACGTGAAGAAGAATTCTATGAGGAAGAGCATGAAGAATTTTTTGAAGAAGATAATAGAGATGATGATTCTGATGAACCTAATAAACAAAAGAGTTTTACAGCAATGATTGCTCAACAAGAACAACAAAAACAAGAACAAACAATACAACAAGCAGTATCACAAGATTCAGCTCCTAGTAGTTCACAAGCAGTTGTATCAGCGATAGATTTTGGTGGTACACAACAAGATCAAACAACAGTAGCTGATGTCTTACAAGAACAATTAGAAGATAGTTCAGGAAGTACTACTGGTGGAAGTTTTGACAGTAATTCATTTTCAAATGGTAATGCCGTCACAGTAAGCAGCAGTCAACAAGAACAAGTATCACAGTCTATAGGTGATACATTAGTTATGGATCAACAAGAACAAGTAACAGGTCAAGTACAAATACAAGTAGCAGATATAGATGATTCTGGTCCAGTAGTATCAGCCTTTGAAGTAGCTGAACAACAACAAGAAACACAAGATGAACAACAAGCATTAACTTTTGATGATGGGTCTAGCTTTACAGCAGCTGGTCAGAACTTTGAAAGTTCATTTGATGATGCCTTAGGTGCAGGTCAAAGTATCGGTCAGTTCTTATCAAATACAGCACCGACTTTCACTAAGTTTGATATTGCACCTCCAACTGTTAGTGAACAGAATGTTTCATCAGCTGTAGAATCATTAGCAGACAGAGTAGGTTCACAAGTAGCCGCACAGAACTTACAAGCACAAATTCAAGATGTACAACAAGGTGGTGGGTTTGGTGTTGATCAAACAGCTACAGTTGCATACATAGGTTATACGGCAGGGTTTTCAGATTATACTGGACAAGAACAAATATCAGACAGAGATGATTGGTACATATCTAAATCTTTATATAAAGACAAGAAGATAGATGATAATAAGTTTAGTTTTTATATGATGGCCGGAAAAACACAGGCGAAATTACAAAAAATGATAAATAGTCAGTACAATCAATAGGAGATAGAAAAATGGCAGAAGTAGAATATAAAGGTATAAAAATGAGTGGTTCTAAACTCATGATAATATTACCTTTAGTAGGAACTCTAATAGGTGGTCTTTGGGGAGGTTTTGAACTCTACAATAGATTACTTATTGCTGAGAAGAAACTTGCATTAATGCAACCAGTTCAAATACAAGCAGAGATAGATAAACTAATAAGTCTTACTGATGTTATCAAAGACAATTTGCAAGGAGATATATCTGAAGCTGTTAGACTATCAAGAATGGTAGAAACAAATTCAGCTGATACTCAAAGACAAATCCGAACTGATGTCTATGAAATGGAACGAGAAATGCAGAAGCGTTTTCGTGAAATGGAAGGTGATATCAGAGATAACAAAAAAGATTTAGAAGAAAAGATATCTACTATCTTAGAAAATCCACTTAATGATGTTGAATAAAATACCCATGTGGGTTATCTCAACACTTGTCTATGTGATAGGTGGTGGTATATTACTTGCAATGATATTCTATGGTTGATACCGCAGGTACACTTTTGATATAATATACATAATGAAGTTGAATCTTGAAAAGTGGTTGGTTGGTTGAAGATGAAAACGGTACCGGAAATTCCGAAAGGTTGGGAAGGAATGAAAACTACTTCGCGTCGAGGCCTTACGACATTAAAAAAGCTGAGAGATGAAAATGGGAGCTCCCCGTAAGGGGCCCATGAAGAAAAACCTTGATACCGCAGGTACACTTTTGATATAATATACATAATGATAAAAATAAAAAGAATTTCCCCAAAAACTGGTAAAACCAATTCTATGGTTTTAGATACAACTGCTGTATTACTTAACGAATACTACAAAGGTAGTGATCGCCTAGTTCAAGACATTTTTCCAAACTTAAATGTTGACGAAAGAGAATTTATAATGACAGGTTATACTGATGAAGATTGGAAGGCAATTCATGGCAGTTGAAGCAGCACAAGAAATAGACGGCAATTGGGTCGGAAAAGAAAAATCAAGATATGATTTTACTCTCAAATTTTTAGAACAAAAAACAACAACACGAGGTTATATGGTCTATCGAATGCAAGATAGACGTGGTAATCTTTTTATTGCTTTTGATGGTAGATCAGAATGGGAGACAGAAGAAAAGAACATAGATAGTTTAGGAGCTCCGATTGACCCAGATCAAGGAGAAATACTTAGAACTACATTAGCGGCAGGTGATTGTTTTACTTGTAAAGCAACAGTTAATAGACACGATATAGTAAATTCCATGAAGTATGGAGATGATAGCAAGTTTAAACAAACTGTATTAAATAGAATTAAATTAAATAAATACATTGGTACTGTAGAATAAAATGAAAGATAAATTAAAAGTAGAATTAAAGGACCCTATAAGGAGAGTATTTTATCTCAATAGGGCAGCAGAAAGAGCTAAAAATCCAGAATTTAAAAAGTTATGGCTTGATAAAAAAGCTGAACTTTTACGGAATTTATAACCTTTAACTGTTATAAATATAAATGTAAACGCCGAAAGGGTTTACATTTTTTTAACCTTGCTTACTAATAGGAGGAAAATAACTATGAACAAGTTAAGCATATGGGACGATTTTAGTCCCTTTTCAATAGGATTCGGTTCAGTTTTTAACGAACTGGAAAGAGTCCGATCAATACCACAAACCAACTATCCACCTTACAATATCCGTAAGGGTAAAGAGGAAGATACTTATATTATCGAATTGGCATTAGCCGGATTTTCAGATGAAGATGTAACTGTTTCAGTTAAAGAATCTAATCTGACAGTCTCAGGTGAACTTGGCGATAAAGATAATGGGTTTGTTCATCAAGGTATCTCACAACGTAAATTTACAAGGAATTTTGTTCTTGCAGATGATGTTGTGGTTAAAGGTGCCGACCTAGCAAATGGAATACTTTCCATTTATGCTGAAAGAATAGTTCCGGAAGAAAAGAAAGCCAGAACTGTTGAGATTGGTAATCTCTCAAAATCAAGTAAGAAGCAATTCTTATCTGAATAACAAAAATAGTGCTCGCTGGGACTTGACATCTCAGCGAATGCTGTTATAATAGATATATGATTAAGAAATTTCTGGAATTAATTAAAATTAAAAAAGTAAAAGAACCAGAACTTGATTATATTGAATATGAAGATAGTTATATTCAAGAATTAAATAAAATTAATAATGAAGAGGAAAATAATAATGAATTATTGGAAAAAATTCGTTGAGTTTTTAGTTGGACCTGGTGATGGTGTAAGAGCCAAAGATTCTAAGGGTCGTTATATTGCTGATGATAAATCTACAGTTGATGTAAATGAAGCTTATAAAGATGGTAAGAAACCTAAAACAAGAGCAAAGAAAAAGGCTCCTAAAAAGAAAGGTCGTGGCAGACCTAAAGGTTCTAAGAACAAGAAGAAATAGTGCCAATATTCAGACGCCCTCCTGGAATAGATCATAAACCGAAAAGCACATCTCAAGGTGCGGGCGGTAGAAGTCGTAGAACTAAAATATCTATGTCTACAATGAATAAAAATAAAAAACGTAATCACAAGAGTTACCGTGGCCAAGGAAGATGAAACACTAAATACTTATTATCCATTATATGATGGTGGACTTTATACAGAAGTCATACATGATAGTGGTGAGAAAGCTATTAAAATATTGAAAGGTAATTATAAAGATATTATCTATCAGTATGGAAAAGTAGAATTAATTCCAAAAGAAGATTCTGAAATTCCTACTATTAATTTTGATAGAGCTGTTAGATCGTGTCCAGAAGAATTAACAGATACAATTTCAAAGGACGAAGATTTTAATCTTCTTATGGGAGATATTTTAATAGAATTAATAGCCAATCAAGGCATAGAGGAATACAATTATGGAATACAGCAAAAAGTTCAGACAAAGATTAGCGAAAGAAATAACAAATGATGAAGGTTGTGTGCTATCAATTTATGAAGATCATCTAGGTTATAAAACAGTTGGCATTGGCCATCTGATTATACCTTCAGACCCTGAATGGGGTAGAAAGGTAGGAACTCCAGTTACACAAACTAGATGTGATGAATTGTTCTTTTATGATATAAACATTGTATTAAAAGAATGTGAAGAACGATTTCATAATAATTGGATTGATTGGCCAGAAGAAGTTAAACTTATAATAGGTAATATGGCTTTTAATCTAGGAGGACCTAGATTATCAAAGTTTAAAAAAATGTTAGCTGCTATAAATAAGGAAGATTATAAGCTAGCTTCTAAAGAAGGATTAGATTCAAAATGGGCAAAACAAGTTTATAATCGTGCAAGACGATTAATGGATCGGTTACGGGACGTTGACTTAACTGATAATGATAATAACGACGGAAAATTAAAATAATAGGAATAATATATTATGAATGGTGAAATGGAAAAGATGCTGAGAGACGCATTAATTATTAAGTATGAAGGTGAGATAGCAGAAGCTAAAGCAAACATTAAAGTTTACTTTATGAATCCTGTTGGTATTGGGGAACACCCTGATATTATAGCTGCAATGGATGTTCAAATCGAAAAGATGGCCCATGCAGAAGAAAAACTTTTATGTGTTAAAAATCACTTTGTACCTATAAAAGTAGTATAGAGAGTGCATTTCTATACAAATGTACAGAAGTATAAAGACTTCATACTCGCTCGTGGTATAAAAAATGGTGAAAGATATATAAAGAGATCACAATACGAACCTACTTTATATATTCCAACAAACAAACAAACAGCAACAAAATCTATTCGAGGTGATTTCTTACAAGCTAAGAAGTTCAGCTCGATTAATCATGCTCGTAATTGGAGTAAAAAGTTTAAAGGTACAAATGTTGATATTCATGGATTAGATTCATGGGAATATACTTATATTAATGAATCATTTCCTAGTGATATAGATTTTGATCTCAAACAATTAAATATTCTTTGTATTGATATAGAGTGTGAATGTGAAAATGGATTTCCAGAACCTGTTGATGCCGAAGAAAAAGTAAATGCTATCACAATGAAGTTGTTTGGACATGATACAATTCATGTCATTGGAACAGATAATTTTGAATTCAAAACAGATAATCCCAATATAGAATATCATAAATGTCAACATGAAAAACAGCTGTTGAAAACTTTTATGAAAATATGGAAAGAACTTGATCCAGATATAATTACAGGTTGGAATGTTGAAACATTTGATATTGCATATCTTGTCAATAGAATTTGGAAATTGTTTGATTGGAAAACAGTCACACAACTATCACCTCATAATCTAGTTACTTCTAGAGAATGGCTCTATATGGGACAAAAGAAACAAATATCTTATAATATATCTGGAATATCTATATTAGATTATTTACAGATGTATAAGAAGTTTACTTATATAACCAGAGAGACATATCGCTTAGATCATATTACAGAAGTAGAACTTGGTAAAAATAAAATTGATTATTCTGAATTTGGTGCCATGCACTTATTCTATAGAAATGATTATCAAAAGTTTTTAGAATATAATATTCGTGATGTTGAACTTGTTGAAGAATTAGATGATAAGTTAAAGTTAATGGATTTAATTATTACTATGGCTTATAGTGCTAAGTGTAATTATGCAGATGTATTTGGTTCAGTAAGATTTTGGGATTTAATTATTTACAATTTCTTAAAGAAGAAAGGTATGGTTCCACCACCAAAGAAAGGAGCACAAGATTCAAGAATTGTAGGAGCTTATGTTAAAGAGCCACAAATAGGACAACATGAATGGGTAATGTCTTTTGATTTAAATAGTTTGTACCCACATTTAATCATGCAATACAATATGAGTCCTGATACTCATTTACCAAATAAATTTAATCAAGATATATCTGTTAAACAATTACTTGAAGGTGAAGTTGATATAACTTCATTGACTACAAGTACTGTTACGCCAAACGGAGCTATGTTCAGTACAAAACGACAAGGGTTTTTACCTGAATTATTAGAAGAAATGTATGATGAACGGGTGTTGACTAAAAATAAAATGTTACAACATCAGAAAGAATTAGAAGAAACACCTAAAGAAGATTTATTGAAAAGAAGAAAATTAGAGTATGCCATAACTGCTGAGAATAATAATCAGATGGCTAAGAAGATTGCTCTTAACAGTTGTTATGGTGCTTTAGGAAATCAGTATTTTAGATATTTCAACAGAGACATAGCTGAGGGAATTACAACATCTGGTCAATTAAGTATTAAGTGGGTAGAGAAAGCTGTTAATGAATACATGAATAAATTATTAGAGAGTGATGAAGATTATGTAGTTGCAATTGATACTGATTCAATTTATGTTCGATTTGATGAATTGATTAAGAAAGTCAATCCTAAGAATCCTGTAGATTTTTTAGATACAATAGCTAAAGATAAACTTGAACCTATGATAAATGAATCGTATGAAGAATTAGCTTCTTATATGAATGCTTATCAGAATAAGATGAATATGGGTAGAGAAGTTATAGCTGATAAAGGTATTTGGACTGCAAAGAAAAGATATATTTTGAATGTACATGATTCAGAAGGTGTAAGATATAAAACTCCTAAATTAAAATTAATGGGAATTGAGACAGCTAAATCCTCTACTCCAATGTGGTGTAGAAAAAACTTAGAAAAGGGTATTAAAGTTTTAATGACTAAAAAAGAATCTGATGTTTGGCAATTTATCGAAAATGCTTGGAATGAGTTTAAGAAATTGCCTATAGAAGAAATAGCTTTTCCAAGAGGTTGTCAAAATGTAACAAAATATTCTAACCCAGCATCAATATATAATAAAGGAACACCAATTCATGTAAGAGGTTCACTTCTTTACAATAACTATTTGTCTAAATACAATATAGACAAGAAGTATCCTGTTATTACAAATGGTGAGAAAGTCAAATTTTGTTATTTGAAATTACCTAATGTGATGAATGAAAATGTTATTTCTTTCGTTAATGCGTTACCGAAAGAGTTTGAATTAGAACCTTATATTGATTATGATATTCAATTTAAGAAATCCTTTATTGAACCTTTGGGCGTGATTTTAGATAAAATAGGTTGGACAACAGAACCTGTTTCCAACTTAGATGATTTTTTTGGGTGATTAAATGAAACTATTTATAAAAGAGATTGACAAATCAGCGAAAGCTGTTATAATAATAGTATGAGTGTAGAAAATTTATTCTTAACCTTACACCTAGTTACATGGGTCTTAATAGTATTAACTTATCTTGAACTTCATTCGTTTAAGAAAGATGTTAAAATGTATATGGATTATGAAACTACCCTTAAAAAGAAAAGGAGAGAGTTAAGAAACGGAGATTAGTTATGAGTTATTTGAAAAATCTGATAAAAACTACAGGTAATGAGTTTGCAAGTATAGTAAAAGACGGTGTTCAAGCCGCTGATGTTAGTGGTTACATTGACACAGGTTCTTATATATTTAATGCTTTATTATCTGGATCAATATATGATGGATTACCCAACAACAAGATCACAGCATTAGCTGGTGAATCTGCTACAGGTAAAACATACTTCGCACTTGGTATGTGTAAACAATTCTTAGATGATAACCCCGAAGCGGCGGTTATCTACTTTGAATCAGAAAGTGCAATCACAAAGAACATGATTGAAGATAGAGGAATTGATTCTTCTAGAATAGTCATTGTTCCTGTCACAACAGTACAAGAGTTTAGAACGCAATCTATTCGTATCTTGGATCAGTACATAGAAGATAAAACAGATATGAAAATGTTATTTGTTTTGGATTCTCTTGGTATGTTATCTACAACAAAAGAAATTGAAGATACAGCTAAAGGTGCTGAGACTAGAGATATGACTAGAGCACAGTTAGTGAAAGGAGCGTTTAGAGTTTTAACACTTAAACTTGGAAGAGCGGGAGTTCCATTAATTGTAACTAACCATACTTATGATGAAATGGGATTGTTTGCTAGAAAAGTTATGGGTGGTGGAAGTGGTCTTAAATACGCAGCTTCATCTATTATCTTTTTATCTAAAAAGAAAGAGAAAGATGGAAAAGATGTTATTGGTAATATTATTCATTGTAAGAATGAAAAATCAAGACTTACGATTGAGAACAAAATGGTAGATGTCATATTAAGATATGAACAAGGATTAGATAGATATTATGGATTACTAGAACTAGCAGTTAAGTATGGTATATTTAAACAATCATCTACTAGAGTTGAGTTACCTGATGGTACAACACAATTCGGTAAAACAATTAACAACAATCCAGAGAAATACTTCACAAAAGAAGTATTAGATCAATTAAACGAAGCAGCGAAACAAGAATTTTTATATGGCAACGAGACTAGAACAGACGATACTCAAGAATCTGATACAGAATGAAGAATATACTAGAAAAGTATTACCTTACATAAAATCAGAGTTCTTTCAAGAAAGGGATGAAGAATTCCTATTTAAACAAATTAGAGAATACTTTTTAAAGTATAAATCTGTACCCACACCTGAAGCTTTAATTATTGACATTGATGAAAAAGATGATGTTGATGCTCAATTACTTTCAGATACAATTAGACTTGTAGGTGAAATTAAATCTGATACTTCAAATACACCAGGAGACTGGTTAGAAGATTCAACAGAGTCATGGTGTAAAGATAGAGCTGTTTACAATGGAGTAATGAGTTCTATTGAAATTATTCAATCTGATGGTTCTAAGGGAGAAATTCCTGATATTTTAAGAGACGCATTATCTGTATCTTTTGATACAAATATTGGACATGATTTCTTAGATGATTGGGAACCAAGATATGATTTTTATCATAGAGAAGAAGAAAGAGTTCCTTTTGATTTAGAATTAATGAATAAAATAACAAAAGGGGGAATGCCAAACAAGACATTGAATATTTGTATGGCTGGAACAGGTGTTGGTAAATCTTTGTTTATGTGTCATGTAGCCGCTAGTTGCTTAGTTCAAGGGAAGAATGTTTTATACATTACTTTAGAAATGGCTGAGGAAAAGATAGCTGAGAGAATAGATGCAAATCTATTAGACATATCACTTAATGATTTACAAGACTTACCTAAATCAATGTATGAAAAAAAGATTAAAAGAGTTCAAGAAAAAACAAAGGGTAAATTAATTGTCAAAGAATATCCAACAGCGACAGCTCATTCAGGACATTTTAGACATTTATTTCAAGAATTAGATTTAAAAAGAAATTTTACACCAGATGTAATCTTTATTGATTATCTTAATATCTGCAGTTCATTCAGGATTAGACCTGGTAGTAATGTTAATACATATTCTTATGTTAAGAGTATTGCAGAGGAATTAAGAGGGTTAGCTGTTGAGTTTGATGTTCCAATCATGTCAGCAACACAAACTAATAGAACAGGATTTGTATCAACTGATGTTGGATTAGAAGATACATCAGAATCATTTGGTTTACCCGCTACAGCTGACTTTATGTTTGCTTTAATATCTACAGAAGATTTACAAGAATTAGATCAAGTTATGATTAAACAGTTAAAGAACAGATACAATGATCCAACATATCATAGACGATTTGTTGTAGGTGTTGATAGAAGTAAAATGAGATTATATGATTGTGAACAAACAGCTCAAGATGAATTAGTCGATATAGGACCAGTTTTTGATCAGACCACATCAGGTGAGAGAGTCGCATCAGAAAAAACAGAAAGTTTCAAATATTAAAATATGCGGGTTTAGTATAATGTTATTACAGCAGATTTCCAATCTGTATAAGGGAGTTCGATTCTCTCAACCCGCTCCATATTATGAAGTTTAATTTAAGTATCAAACCACTACACAAGATAACAGCCGCAGAGTTTATAGGAGAACGACATTATTCAGCTGTGATGCCAAGATTAACTAAACACTATATGGGGTGTTATCAAGATGAAGAATTAGTAGGAGCAATTACTTTTGGTTGGGGTACAAGACCCAAACATACAATACAAAAGTTATTTCCTGAATTAGATACTAAAGATTATTTTGAAATAGGGAAAATGTGTATGGACGATGCAATGCCTAAAAATTCAGAATCACAATTACTTTCTTTAGCTATTAAGTGGTTAAAAGAAAATACAGATATTAAGTATCTTTTTACATGGGCTGATGGATTAGTAGGGAAACCTGGTTATGTTTATCAAGCAGCTAATTTTCTTTATGGTGGATACTCTATAACAGATACTTATGTATCAGAGAACGGAGAAAAAATACACCCGAGAACTATACAAGGGATATTACCAAATGAAGATGGTTTGAAGTATGGACACAGACCTAACCCCGAACAATTAATAGAACTCAAGTTGAGTAGAGTAAAAGGAAAACAATTCAGATACATTTATCCTATGTCAAAAAAGTATAGGAAGTATTTGAAAAAATCAACAGTTGAATGGAACTTAAATCACCCGAAACATTCAGATTTAGAATGGAAAATAAAACTACCTGGCGAAACGAAATATACACAAACTGAAACGATACCATTTGATTTAACAAAAGATATGGCATATAATAAAAAGAATATTAAGACTTATAAGAGTGAAACAAATTTAAATACATTTTTTAGTTGATACCGCAGGTACGAATAGTGTATAATAAGGGTATGATAGAAAATAAAGATAAAAAAGTAAGACAATTATTCATTGATATGGATGGAGTTTTAGCTGATTTTGAGTCAGGCCTTTCAGAAGTTTTAGGACACAAAGTTAGACTATCTGATGTCGCTGATGTTTATAACGATAGAAAAAGAGAAGTTACTTCTAAACATCTATTCAGAAGGTTAAAACCTTTACCTGATGCTTGGAAAT